GAACAGTCAGCATCCAGCAGCTTCTTAGCAGTGACCATACCAATCTTAGGACACCCCGAATAGTTGTCCGTATTATCTCCAGCCAAAGTCTGAGCGTAGAACTGGTAGTCAGCCTGTTCCAGAGATTGTTCCACAACCTCCCCACCCAGCCAGTGCTTCGCTGGTACAGTGAGTAAGTCCTTATCTTCAGACCATATAATAGTATCCGTATTCGCAGTCCCCAATATCCCCAAGACATCATCAGCCTCAAGCCTCCTGTAAATTATAGTATTGTATTTATCTTTCAAATACTCCCTTGCCCAATGCAGTAGCATAGGCTTCCGTGTATTTGTACGATTTGCTTTGTAGTAGGGTGCAAGTTCTTTACGATAGTTCTCCTTATCTGAGAGAGCAATGATGCAGTCCTGCACAGGAGCTTCATCTACTAGGTTGGAAATAAAAGTATCCAATCGTAGAGCAACCTCAGGCTCATAGGCATGTAAGGTCCATAGACCATCACCCCAGTCAACGGGTGTCTCACTTCCTGCTGCTGCCTTGTATGCTACAATGTCTCCATCAATTAGCAAAATCGTCATCGTCTCTCCCCCTCCGTTCTAACCGTTCTAACATACGCATAGTCTCTTTCTCTTGTTCGAGAGTAACTATGTCTATACCTGTCTTAACCTGAAGCCAGTCAAGGTATGACTCGACAACCCACTTGATGCAGAGACAAAGGCTGACACCAAAGAAGCTGGCTGTGAGTACTAGCTTGAAAAAGAAATCAAAGTCCATGCTGAATACATTCCTTTGCCTGCCCTATGGACATCTTGAACCACTCACCATTGCGTTCAGCTATAGCTTCAGCAGCCTTGTGTGCCTCTCGCTCTGTCTTGCGTCTGTCTTCAGTATAGACAGAATACGCTAGTACATAGTCACGCATGGGACTGGCTGTCTGGTAGCTGTTCAGTCTGTCTTCAGCATCAACAGCCATACCAATCTTCACCCACCCAGGCCAAGCATTATTCACAATGATGTACACTTCACCTGACTTAACTTTGTTGTACGAGCGTAAGGCATTGGCACCAATTCTACTGGCTACTTTCTTTAGCCTATTCTTTTTACGCTTGATGCTGTCACACATTCTACAAATGTAGTTATTCTTTTTGCTATTACCTTCTACCCATACATCCTCAGCTAGTTCTATGGAACAGTGCATACAGTACTTAGTGTGTGTCGGCCCAGTTGTTTCCGTACTTGTACTCACTATCGAGTTGGCATCTGAAGTTGAAATGCTCTTGGACTTCTCGCATACACTGTTGAATAAGTCTGCCTGCTTCATCCTCTTGTCCCTTCCTTACTACTAGCTGTACTTCATCATGGATGAACGCTACAATCTGTGCGTCCAAGTTTGCTTTCTTGATAGCACGTGATATGAACACGTACCATGTCTTACAGATTATAGCACCAGCACTCTGTAGTAGAGTGTTCAGCGCAGCATGACTATGCCTGATGGGAATGATGCGGCCATCTAATCCCTTAACCCAGCCACGGTCCTGTGCTGCCTTAGAGACAGCATCCTTCAGGTACTTGAGGGCAGGTAGTTTAGTCAGGAACTTCTTCTTGATTGCCTTACCTTCCTTCGCACCCTTACCAATAATCTTACCAGTCTTCTCATCACCACTACCATACAGAAATCCGTAGATAAATGTCTTGGCATTGTTACGAGTAGGTAGACCAGCAGCCTCTTGGTTCTTGGTGTGGATGTCACCATTGACTACTTCATTAGCATAACTCCCAGAGTCATAAGCGGCCATGTAATGAGCAAGACAACGCAACTCCAGACCAGAAGCATCAGCACCGAGAAGAGAATAAGAGGGAGGAGCAATGAATAGTTCACGACATTCCTTACCATACACAGCACCCACAGAGGGGACTTGCGCCAGATTAGGATGGCTGTGCGTACACCTAGACGTGACTGCACCCATGTGATTAACGCTTCCATGTAGCTTACCATTGCTCTCCATCTTGAGCCATGCCTGATTACCAGTAGCAATCTGCCCTATACGTTTGTTGAGTAGTAGGTACTCACTGAGCATCTCTGCCTCAGGCATTTCAATAGAGGACAGAACATTCTCATCTACCTTTGGCTCACCTGTATCAGTGAAGTCTTTAGGTTTCCACCCCCTACTCATTAGACGTGTAGCAATCTGCTGCCGTGATGCAGGATTAAATGGGATAGTCTTAGTCTTGGTCTTGAGTTCTACTATCGTAGGCTCAAATGTTTCCTGCAACTCAGCCTCAATGTCAGCCTTGCGTTGAGCAAGTGTAGTATAGAGAGACTGTGCTGCCTTGGTATTGAATGGAAACCCATAGTCTCTCTGCTTTATAAGCAGCCTATGTAGTTCCGCTTCAAGATCAAGTGCCTCCTGACTAAACTTTTTAGATACTATCTTCTCATAGAGTTTCTTTGTAACCAGTGTATCTTGGATACAGTAGTCAAGCATGTCCTCAGAATACTCTGCAAAGTTATCTATGCTGTCAGAGAATGAACCTTTTAATTCACCTAACCTATAACCCCAGGCCTTCAGGCTGTGACGCCCAATCAACTTGGTAGGGAACTCTCCCCGTTTGTGTAGCTTGAAGTCAATCTCTTTGACATCAGGCCAGATGGTTCGTGAATATACCAACGTGTCTATGACTTCACCCTTATAGGTGTAGTCGTATAGTTTCTCCAGCACACGTAAGTCATAGTCATAGACATTGTGACCAATCAGAGTTGTCGCATTGTCCATAAAGTCTAGGGCTTCTTGTGTCTGGGTTGGGTCAAAGGTGTGTACTACATTAGTATCAACATCCCTGAACACGTGACACCATACCTGTGTTACATCATCAAGTAAGTTGTCTGCTTCTATGTCCCATATATATTTCATACCGTGTCTCCGCACTGGTTAAAAGTCTATAGTCTCTTCCTCTTCTTGGAAGTGAGTCTCAGTCATTCGTCCTGTCTCTGTATTATATTCTAGTGAACAGCATAGTCCTGTCTCGCCTGACCATCTGTTCTTTAGTACTCTGACCTGACTGATGTGTGGGTTCTCTTTGTCTTGTTGGTTCCTTTCTAATCCTATTACGATGTCACTCAGTTGTCCGATAGCAGCACTACCACGCAACTGTGCGATGCTAGTCTGTGCCCCATCCTCGTGGCCCTTGTCACCAGAGGGACGCTTGAGGTGTGAGATAAGTACAAGACCACAGTTCAACTCTTCAACCAGGGCACGAAGCCTAGTCATAGTATTGTCTATTAGTCTACGTTCATCCCCTCCCTCTAGACCGCTAACAACAATGCTAATATGGTCAAGGACAATATAGGAACAGCCGCATCCATGAACCAAGTAGCGTATCTTGGAGAGTAGGTTGTCACTATCAGTAGAACCCCAATGGTCATATAGATAAACAAGGCCAGACCCAACGGTAGCGTCGAAGGCACGTCTTAACTCCTCTTGTGGTACATCATCACCCCTGAGGTGTAGAGGCTTGTTCATTTCAATAGACATGAGACCCAGTGCAGTGCGCTTTGTTGACTCCTCTAACGCAATGTACCCTAGTGTATGTCCATGTCTGATAAAGTTGTGTGCCAACTCTCTAGCTAGCTGAGACTTACCTATCCCAGAGCCAGCAGTTAGTGTGACAATCTCACCCTTACGACAGCCTCCAGTTTTTTCCTGCAACCCAACGTAGGGATAGGCAACTGAAACCTTGTCATCGTTAGTGATGATAGTGTCCCACATCTCTATGCCAGCAACAATACCATCAGGCCTAAAGGTTCTAGCTTCCCATACTGCATCAACCAATTCCTTGACCCGTCGATTGACGAGCATCTCATTGGCATCCTTCAGTGGTAGTGTGGCTATCCTACACTTGTTAGGTGGTAGGACAGAGGCACACTCCTTAGCTGCCTTCTGACCCTGTTCATCACTGTCGAACATAAGGACTACATACTCATACTTAGATAGCCACTCGATAGACTTACCGATAGCTTTCTTAGCAGAGGTGCAGCCTGAGGGTAGGGAACAGACAGGCCACTTGTTATCCATAGCCTGTGACAGAGACAGGGCATCAAGCTCACCCTCAACTATGGTGATGAACTTACCATGTCTACCATCCCTCCATAGGTGCTCACCATACAGGCCAACATCCTTGAGTGTACCCACAACAGAGAAGTCCTTGTTAGCGAAGCGTATCTTCTGCGCCTTCAAGTCACCTGCCCTGTTGCGATAGTTGGCAACCTGTACCTTCTGTCCCTTGTATGTGGAGACACCATACCCCCACAACTCACAAGTCTTCTGGGTAATGCCACGCTTATTTAGTTCCTTGTATTCTAAATCTAGGAACACACTGTCTACAGTTTCTAACATAGCTACCGCCTCAGTCTGTTTGTCAGCAGGGGTAAGGGTTTCACATGAGAAGCACCAGTGATTACCATTGCTATAGAGAGCGTTGGCATCACTGCTGCCACAGTGAGGACAGGGTTCATGTCGTATGAACTCAGCCTCTTCATTCATCATCTTCAAACCACAGGGCTTTTGTTGCCTCCTCGAATATGTCCACAACCTTGGCTAGTTCGTCAGCTATCGTAGCTAGTACCTCATTGGGATACTTCAC